GTTCCAATGCCTGTGGACGAAGAGCTGATTGTTCAAAGTCATGGAAATAGTAATTTTTAAACCAATTTTGTTTTGGATTTTTAGCATCTGGGTTAAATGTCCACGCCTGCCCAGCGTTTGCATTATATGCTTTATTTAATTTAGGACTTTGTTTGATCGCAGGGTCTTTAATATGTGCTAATTCATGAGTTAACACACTTTTAAATTGCTGTTTATTTAATTGACCAGATTTATCTACAAATTTTTCCGGAACCATATATATTTCGCCAGTATGGGTTGCCCAACCGCGAGTGTTGCCCATGTTCATTGTTTGAGCAGTCTTCATGGTAACTAGTTTGACTTTAATATCTTGAGTTACCATACGAGGTTGGCCCGGGAGAATTTTTGTATGTTTCTGAAGAGTTTTGCTAACAACATCATATCTTGCTGCATATGGTGCACGAACGGATGCATCTCTAATTACATAACTTTTAAAATATATTTTATCCCAACCACTAGTACCCGTCTGAGTTGTTTTCACTATATCATCTGTGATTTGATCTAAACTTTGTAATTCCGCTGATGTAAATTTAATTCCTGCGTTGATTGCTAAACCTTTAGCTGCAAAATGTTTAGTAGCTATATTTTTAACATCTTCATATGTATATTTTCCATTCATGATACCTGAATGTAATTTTTGCCATTCTTCTGGTGACATTGATTGTTTTAATGCTTTAAGTTTTGGATCTTTTAATACAGCTTTCCATGTTTCCATTGGAGTACGTACTGAATCAAATAGAAATTTTTCATTTTTTTGAAATTCTCTAACTAACTCTGCTTCTTCTTTAGATAGTAACTTAAATTCCTCAGGTGTAATACTTTTAAATGATCCCGTTTTATTAAAACTTTTAAATTTTGATACTTTGTTACCTAATTTAACTAATGCAGCTTGTTTAAATTTTTGAACTGCAGGAATCCTACTCACTACTGGGCCAATTAGTGGCAATGATGCAAATACCAATGAAAGTGCAGCAGCACCTTTATTGCCTTCATCATAATATACTTTTGCATCATATGCTAATATAGCAGATGCTAAAGCAGACCCTATAAATCCACCGCCAGGTATCATTGATATTAATGCAGAAGCATTGAATAATCCTTGATGAAAGTCATATTTTTCAAAAGCATCTAATACATCATAGGTCCTAAGTCTATACAAACTAGGATGCATTAGCATTTTATATAGTAAATCATTTTTGATTGATGCTGCAGGATTTTTTCCCCATGTTGCAAGCAACATTTTTAATGTTTGTGCTTCTGTAGGCCTTCTGCTGCTATCAGGTACAACGCCGCCGGCACCTGGACGACGGGAGCTAATTTCTTCAATTAAATCTTCCCAAGTAAAAATTTGTTTTACTGTCCACTCCCAAGAATTTTCTGGTAATACTTTTACTAAATGATCTGCAACTCGATATAAATCTTTGAAGTTCATAAAACTACGAAGATACTCAGCTATACCTCTATTACTTGTTAATTTCTTTAATTCTTTTGATACGTCTCTATATTGAGTGATGTTTTTAATATTAGATTTAATTATATTAATAGCACCATTTTCGTCATCTAAAAACGTTCCTTTTGAATCATAAATTTTCTCAGCAATAGTTTTTGCATTAAATGTTTGTTCAGTTACTATGCTTTTAAGTTGTATCATATTAATAAATATCACTCAAGCAAATTGTAATTCCAATATTTATCTTTTTCTTGATTGTAAGGATTACCTGTTTGTTGATAATAACAATTCAAACAAAGCATTTGCAAGTTTTCTAATTGATGATTAGTTTCATCGCCATCAATATGATCTAATAAAACTGGAACAGTGTCATCTGTTATTCTACGTTCGTCATATCCGCAACTAGCACATTCTTCTTTAAATACGCCTAATGCTAGCAATCTGTTGCGAAGCTTCCACGATGGATAATTAGGATGCTTACCCATCAAAATATTATCAATAGAGTAGATACCCTTTGATGCTTTTTGAACATCCTTAGGAATACCTACTCCAAATTGATTTTTATGTAGCTCATATAATGTTTTACCTGACTCTCGGTCTGTATACATACGAGCATACTTTTTATAAGTAGTAAATGATACTTTGAGAAAGCGTGCTGCTTCTGCATTGGATTTTGTGTTATCCATTGCATAACGAATTTCACTTTCTGGAATATCTAGAGCCGTTTTACCAATTCCATATACATACTTATATTGTTTGTCTTCCATTAATATACTCCGTGTTTACGAAGAACGGTAACTGCATCTTTAGGCATTGTTTTTTGTTCATACATTTCTAGAAGCATCGTTTTTAATTTAATTGCCTGATCATTGAAAAATGATGAATGAACTTTTGATAATGATTGGACATCAGCAATCCAAAAAGAATATACTGGATACTTATCATTGAATCTGTCAGCATCTGTACGACTTTCCCAATATTCAATTTGGTCTTTCAATGGCCACATATAAACTGGAATATTTGGATCTTTTCTACGTCCGGATTTAAATGGTTGATGTTTTTCTCGGTTCATATTTTTTGATATGAACTTATCCATAATGTTAATTGAACGATCTTTTGGAGATTCTCCTGTGTGTGCAGATTTTCTACCCATTTGTTTTTATTTTATTTGTTAGTATAACTATTTTACGCCAAACATCTTCAGCTTTGTAAATATATTTTCTAAATGCAATTATATCATGATTAACACGAGCAGAATCTGCCTTTTTCATATTTCTATGATATGTTGCATGAAGTAAACCAATTCTAATTTTTATTAACGTTTTTAACATGTTCAATTGTAACTTTTAAACCTTGTTTACTCATTAAGCGAGCCACATCTGTGCATTCATCATAACGATCTTCGAAGATCGGACATCGTTTTGATTCGTGAACGAGAATTGCACATTGTACAGCTTGTAAATAATTATAACCACATATATCCATTATACAATCAATAACATGATCAAATGTATTATGATTATCATTGTGCATTATTACTTTGTATGTTCCCCGCTTCTTCGTCTGTAAGTTCTTTTTCAACATCTCTTATAATTGCACAATGTTCATACATTTCTCGTTGCTCTGCATATTCAATACAATGTTTTAAAAACGCTTTTCTACGAGCATAGTCCCATTCAGGCGGCCATTGCCATTGCGAGGTAGCCATATGATCAATTGATCGTATAAATAATCGTTCTATAAAATTTGCATCGAACATAACTTATAATATTAAATTTTAGATAAATATCCAAATTTAAACGTATTTAGAATTTTTGTCTATAGTTACAACATCAAATCTAACCCAACCATGATCGTGTAGTAAACTTACATTCTTTGGTAATTCAACATAATACCAAGTCATCATTCGATCATCAGTTTTCTTTTTCTTTGCAACGCCTACTGGATTAGGCCATTCTATAGTTGCAATAACATTATTAATAAGACCATTATTTACCATAGGTTCTGTACGGACAGTGGCATAATCATGTTTCGATGTTTTCCTAGGATATAATGTTTTTCCTATAGTAACATATTGTTCGCCATGTCCATATGCATCTTTAGATTTTTTACTAGATAATTCTAAAGCATATCTATCAAATGCATCTGCATTCGATTTCATTCTTTTTACTACACCAGTTAAATTACCTGGATTTTTATAATTTTTATGATTTAAATATTCTTTAGATACGAGATTCCATTTGTCTTGATTAATCAATTTAATTGTTGCAGGTCCTAAATCTCCTCTATATGATGCATTCATGATTGCCATTTGCACATACTTAGGATATGAATCATACTTACTAATCAACCGTCTTACATTTCCTTCTATTTTTTGAATACCTTTTGTTAATAAAGCTTCAGCCTTTTTGTCAGAAATCTTTAATCCTGGCTTTAGTTCCGGGAAAATTGATTTTGTAGTACCATATCCGATTGTAATAACACCTTGTACTTGTTTAGTGGATTGAACTGGTTTCATAGTTGCGTCATCATATGAAACATGCAAACCAGATGCATCAGTAACTTTTCCTTCCCACTCTTTTACTTTAGCTCGAAATTCTGGATCATCTACTAATGATTCAGATAATAAAGATTTTAAACGTATCATTATTTGCCTTTTTGTTCGCGGATAATCAATTCACCTAATACTTCTAAACGACCCATTTCTCTTTGAAATTCAATTGGACTCATATTCAAAGATATTTTAGATTTTGTTTGATTGAATTCTTTTTTTGCTTCTTTAAGATCAAATTTG